GATGCATTGCTTACGATACAGCATTTCCGGTTATCGATTTTAACGGCGACTTGATTCAAATTCAGGGTAACCCATCTGGGCATCCATTAACAGTTATTATAAATTGTTTAGTCAATAGCTTATATATGCGATATGCGTATTATCACATTTCTGGGTGTGATATACGCACCTTTAGAAAGCATGTTAATTTGGCAACATATGGTGACGATAATATCATGAGTGTCTCGGATGATTGCCCAAATTTCAATCATACGCGCATATCCGTTATATTGAAAGCTATAGGTGTTGAGTACACTATGGCTGAAAAAGAGGCCGAAAGCGTCCCATACATACACATCAAAGATGCCAGTTTTCTCAAGAGGAAGTTTATCTACGATCCTGATATATGCGCTGTAGTTTGCCCATTGGATCACTCATCCATCGATAAGATGTTGACATCACGACTGGATGAGGGGTTGCTAGATCCACGGGCGCATAGTATATGTGTGATCGAGACCGCTCTTCGCGAGTACTTCTTTTACGGGAAGGATAAGTATCTAGATCGACTATCGTTTTTCAGGAAACTAGTAGTCGATTTAGATTTAAATGATTGGGTCAACCAATCTACATTCCCAACATATGAGTCGTTATGTGTGGATTTTCACAATAGACTCCGCAACCATCCCGATCATGATATCGAGATGTGGGGCATCCGAGAGTAAACTCGATACAAATCACACTAGTATGCCGGTGTTTTAAGTGCATACAACAGAGTAAACTGCAATATCCCTCATTACGATGTCTGACTAACACGTAAGTTGTAAATATATGTTCGTAGCGTTTTTTCAGGTTGGCGATCCCGCTTAAGATCAACATGCTGCACGCGAGAGCTAAATCTCGTGTCCGTACCACACCCGGTGAGTGTGGGTGACCCGTGTCTCAACACGGGCGTCTTTGAGTATACGTACGTAACGCATACTTCACCATATTCTCCCCAGTCTGATGAATATTCAGATAGCATGAGTAATTCATCAGCAGTCGCTGAGGAGCAATTGGTAACATTTGTTGACAATTCAGTTAATACAGGAACTGGTACAACAGCCAGCAACCATGTGTTCTCATCTTCGGATGGGACAGTGTCAACAGATATTGAAGCGTTTTTCAAACGTCCAGTACGAGTTAACACTACATCATGGCTAGAATCGGATGGCGTCGGTTTGAAGACGACATTACCTATCTGGCAATTGTGG